AATTTAGTCAAATAGCAGGACCTGGTGGAGCAGGTGGGCTAAACGGATCAGACCTAAAAGCAGCAGCCAAAGAAGAAATAGAGAAGTTGGAAAAAGAGATAGACACCTACGTAGCCGGTGGCACAGGATATACTTTTATTATCGGATAAACTTGACTTTGCCTATGAATTCACATATTATACGGAAAAGGAGTATACTATGATTGTGGGTATTTGTGGTCTTATTGGTAGCGGTAAAGATACTATTGCCGACTATCTAGTTAATTTCCATGAGTTTCGTAGGGAAAGTTTTGCTCGCAGTTTGAAAGATGCTGTAGCCGCTGTGTTTGGATGGGACAGGGATATGTTAGAAGGCCGTACCAAACAGAGCAGAGAGTGGCGTGAACAAGTGGATTTTTGGTGGAGTAGCCGTTTAGGAATGAAAATCACTCCACGCTGGGTACTACAGAATTGGGGTACAGAAGTTTGCCGTCAAGGATTTCACGATGACATTTGGATTGCTAGTCTTGAAAATAAACTAAGAAATAGTAACGATAGCGTAGTTATAAGCGATTGCAGATTCCCTAATGAAATTAGTGCTATTAAGAAAAATGATGGAATTATTATATGGGTACAAAGAGGGGAACTTCCTGATTGGTACGATACTGCCATTAATGCTAATTTAGGGGATAAACGTGCTCTAAAAATTATAACAGATATTGGTATTCATCCTAGCGAGTGGAAATGGATAGGAACAGATTTTGATCTAGTATTAGATAATAATCATAGTTTAGATGACCTATATAATAAAATAGAAACACTAGTTGTCAATAAACCATCTTTAAATATAGAAAATAAGGTGGCATATTTATATAATTCTAATGCGTAGAAAATAGATTTTCCTTCGTCAACCTGGCATTTTTTGCCCGAGTGTGCTAAATACTAGAGTAAGATTTAGGAGAAATCTAACAATGGCACAACTTAATTCACCTGGTGTAGTAGTCACCGTTGTTGACGAGAGTTTTTATACTCCAGCAGCACCAAGCACAGTACCTTTAATAGTAATAGCAACAGAAGAAAATAAACCTAATGGTTCTAATACTGGAATAGCACCTGGGACATTAAAGTCTAATGCAGGATTAGCATATTTAATAACAAGTCAAAGAGATCTTTCAGAAACTTTTGGCATCGCCAGTTTCAAGACTGATTCAAATAACAACCCTATTCATGCAGGGGAACAAAATGAATATGGACTTCATGCAGCATATAGCTATCTTGGAGTAAGTAATAGGGCCTATGTTGTTAGAGCAGATATTGATTTAGGTAGTATAAATGCCAGAGCATTTGTGCCTAAAGATAATGCAGCAAATAATACATATTGGTTAGACACTGGTAATAGCGATTGGGGTATTTTTGAATGGAATGGTGATCCTAAAGGTACAGGTAAAGGACAAACATTTACCAAAAAGTTACCTATAATTATTACAGATACAAATAAGGTAGTTGATTATGTAGCCGGTGATTATACTCCTAAGGCAAGTGTAGGGGCTATTGGTGATTATGCTATAGTTAGTTTAATGAACTTAGATACATCATATGATGAACCAGATGTATTATGGTTCAAGAGTCCAGGTAATTTATTCAGTGTAAGTCCTGGGGAATGGGTAATAGTAGGTAGTCAAGAATGGAAAGATAGTTGGCCAGTAGTTGTTTCTAGGAATGCAGATATTTCAGCAGCAGATACAAAAACTTTAGTTTTTAATGCTGATGGTTTACCTGGTGATGAAACAATGGTTATTAATGGCACTGATGCACAAACAATTGCTGCTCAGATTAATAGTTTTAGTAGTACAGTTAAAGCAAGTGTTACAAAAAATGGTAGATTAACTTTACATTGTAGCAGTTCAATTACCTCATTTACTATCAGTGGCACAGCACTAGCAGATTTGGGAATTGATGCTAAAACTTATCATGAGCCTAGAGTAGCTATTCAACCTCATACTTTTGTTCCTTCATTTAAGTCATCAGATCCAAAGCCCACACCAACTGGTGCCCTTTGGGTTAAAACCACCGAACCAGGTGGTGGTGCTAAACTAGTTTTAAAGAAATATAATGCCGATAGTTTTGCTTGGGAAATAGTTCCCGCACCTTTATACCCAAATCCAGCATTTGCTATAAATGCACTCGATAAAACAGGTGGACTCAAAATACCATCAGGAAGTATATATGTAAAATTTAATACAGAAGAGAATTATGCCGTTGGCGGTGTTAATAAGACTATTGATTTTGAATTATTCAGAAGAAGATCCACAGGATCTACCAAAGTAAATAGTGTGAAAATAGTTAGCGAAATTCGTGACGTAAATAACGTAATTATACAATATCCTACTTTTTCTTCTGGTGATGTTGTTAATATGAATATACAAGAAACAATATCTGGTGTGAGTAATTTTCAAAACCCAATACAGGTTACTTGTGTCTTATCAGGTGATGAAAGCGATGCTGATTTAATTGCAGGGTCTATTAATAATGCAGGATTTACAAATGTTTATGCTGAAGTCACAAATCAGAACAGAGTAGTAATTAGGCATAAACTTGGTGGTGAGATTAGGATTAAGGATAATAGCAGTTTTAATTTCTTAGAAGTATTTTTTGGAGATGAAAATAACCCAGATTTATATGATGCACCTGCTTATAACCTTAATGATAGAGTGATTTCCTTATGGGAGCCTTTAAGATTTACAGCAAGTAGTATTGCTCCTGTTAGTTTAACCGCGGATAATACTTTATGGTATAGTAGTATTATAGATGAAGTAGATATTATGGTGCATGGAGGTTTAAGTTGGCAAGGGTATCGTAATGTCTTTCCTAATACAGATCCAACAGGTCCTACAATAAGTTCTTCTAGACCTGTAACTCAAAAAGATGGAGTAACACCATTAGTTACAAATGATTTATGGATTGATACTAGTGATATTGATAATTATCCTATGATTTATAGATTTGATAATACAAAGTTAGGTCCTGTTTCAACTAGATGGGTTCCTATTGATAAGACAGATCAAAGTACAGAAGAGGGTATAGTTTTTGCAGATGCAAGATGGAGTACAGCAGGTTCGGATCAAGAATCTGCAGAAATATCTAAATTACTATTATCTGATTATGTTGATCATGATTGCCCTGATCCTGCACTTTATCCAAAAGGTATGTTATTATGGAATATGCGTAGAAGTGGGTATAATGTTAAGAGATTTGTACAAAATTATATTAATATTGATGAAAATAATTTACGTATCAAATTGTTGGATAATAACGGTGATCCATACAATCCATTAATGAGCGATTATTACCCACATCGTTGGGTAACAGTGAGTGGTAATAATCAAGATGGTTCTGGTAAATTTGGACGTTTAGCACAACGTAGTGTAGTAGTTCAATCACTTCAAAATGTAGTAAATAGTTCAAGAGATATACGCGAAGAAGCCCGTGTGTTTAATTTATCATCATGTCCAGGATACCCAGAATTGATAGGTGAATTAATCAATTTAAATTTTGATAGAGGATTAACAGCATTTATAATAGGTGACACTCCAGCAAGATTAACCCCAGATGCTACTAGTTTGGGAAATTGGGGTAATAATTTATCCTTGGCATTTGAAGATAATGACAAAGGCGCCGCGAGTTATGATGAATATATGGGAATGTTTTATCCATGGGGACTGACAAGTGATAATTTTGGAAACAATGTTGTGGTACCTCCAAGTCATATGATGTTAAGAACAATAGCACTAAGTGATAGTGTTAGTTATCCATGGTTTGCCCCAGCCGGTACACGTAGAGGTGGTATCACAAATGCAAGTAGTGTTGGCTATGTAGATAATGAAGGTGAATTTGTAGTTATTGCACTTAACACAGGTCAACGTGATACATTATATGATGTAAAAATTAATCCTATCACATTCTTTACAGGTGTGGGTTTAGTTAACTTCGGTCAAAAGACAAGAGCAAAAGCAGCAAGTGCTCTTGATCGTATAAATGTAGCACGTTTAGTTATATACTTACGTAGACAGTTGGATATTTTAGCTAAACCTTATATATTTGAACCAAATGATAAAATTACAAGAGATGAATTAAAGGGTGCAGTAGAAAGTTTAATGCTAGA